CTAGAAGCACCAATACTCTCGGCAGTAACTCTCATTTGAGCAGCTACTATAGAAGAAGTTGCTCTACCATGAAATCTAATATTACCTAAAATATCAGCAGCGTTTATGTTTCCACCTGTTCTGCTTTTAAAAAAACTAACAATGGCTGGTTGAGCATCGGCACTAGTTTGATTAACCGCAAACATTTGAACCCCGCCATTGGCTTGGTCTATTTGTATTCCTCCGCTAGCGGAAGCTGTTACCCCTAAGGCAAGAGCTCCAGCGGTTGCATTAGGTATGGTTACTGCCAAATTGGTAGCGATATTTATAGCAGCCGTAGCACCTATTCTTATCTCTATGGGAAGCTGTACGCCAGCACCAAGAACATTACTAACTAATTTAACTGAAGCTGCATCTGCTTGTAATGACCCAAAAGCAGAATTTGTTGGGTCACTAGCGTTAGCAACAACTATCTGACCTACAGTTCCAGAACCATTTGGTATAATAAATGGAGAAGTTGATCCATTTACTACGTTAGTTTGAAAAGATAGTCTGTTGGCGTGAGTCGCGTTAGACATATCGCCAGTAATACGCTGTGCGGTTGAAGTAAAGTTAAGATTTAAACTTGGAAGAGTAAACCCATAACTTGTATTATTTAAACTATTATTATTTGCCATTATACCACCGTTAAGTTACCGACAGAAGATAAAACTACCCAATCTGTATTAGCTGTTATACATAAAAGCTCAACACAATCATAGCGTAAAATAGCTGTTACAGAACCGCCTACTCCAACAGTAGAATCCGTAGCACCAAAATGGATAACTTGACCAGCGTTTTGTGCTATTCTCCATAGTCCAGCTCCTTTTCCAGCCACCCTTACTCTATCACCGACTACGGCAACAGCTGGTAATGTCAAAGTTACTAAAGCAACGTTGTTAGCAATATAACCAGTGTCGACAGCCATAGCTTGTGCTATACCAGTAACTTCAACCCATGAGATACCGTTAGTGGTGGAGATAGTTATTGTATTTGCTGTAGGCGTAACCAATATGCCAGTGCCTGCGGTTATAGTGGCTGTACCAAGCTGATTACTAGCCATGGTAAGCACTTTAGCAACTGAACCTACGTTTACACCATCTATTCCACAAATAAATGCTCTATTTAATTCTTTATTACCAGCACCTGTAGCAGAACCTATACGTAATGTATTTGATTCAGCCAATACACCATTATTATGTAAACAAATATTAGAGGACTCTGCACCTGTATAGCTTCCACCACTGCCATAACCTAACATAAGATTATATAAGCCGCCGTTAGTACTATTTAAAGCAAATGCTCCTACTACTGTACAAGTAGTGAATCCTGTACTAGCATTACCAGCGTTATAACCAATAACAACGTTTTGTGAGGCATTAGCGCTTTTGAATGCACCAGAACCTATAGCGACATTCCATATACCACCACTACAAGTTTTACCAGCTTGATAACCAATAAAAACGTTATCTGAACCAGTAGATAATGAATTTCCTGAATCACTTCCTAATACTGCGTTTTGAGAACCAGTCGTAGTAAAATTACCAGCAGTTGCACCAGCAAAAATGTTATTAGTACCATAAGAGTGTAAAACTCTAACACTGTTTATTTGATATTGACCTACCGCAGAAGTTGTTGCGGGGATATTAACGTTACCAGCAGACAGCAATAAATTACCAGCTGTAATAGTTTCTCCGCCACCTACTATTGTAAGCGCTACTCCTGAAACAGGGTTACTGATTGTAACATTACCATTAGCCGAAATATTCATTCTGGTAGCTAATGCAGCATATGAAGTAGGACGTGTTAAAAATTGAAAATTACCACTAACAGACGCACCATTTACAGTTTCAGCTTGCGATCTTATAGTAGCAGCTTCAATTGCAACACCGCCCTGATACCCTCTAAATTCTAATCTCCCTAGATCGTCAGCAGCTAGAACATCTGCTACACCTGCTTGACTACGTGTGAAATGAATATGGGGGGAATTAACTGCTGTACCGTTTGCTGTTCGTAGATTAATATTAGGTGTAGATTGATCGTTTGTTATAAACAATGAAGCTACATTACTTGATGGGTTATTTATTTGAACTTGACCAGTAGAGTCAATAACCATTCTTTGAGTGCTAGCTGTTACAGAATCAGGATGAGTGTAGAATTCTAAATTAGAACCTATTCTATTTGCAGCAATAGTACCACTAGCAACGGATAATATCTGACTAGTTGTCAAATAATTTGTACCATCAAAGCCCTGAAATTTAATATTTCCTAATCCATCAGCAACTACTACAGTTGTATTATTACGATCTTTTTTAAACTGAAAAATTGGTTGATTTGCATTAATTTGTTTGTTAATAAAACTATTATAAGCCATCAGAATACCTCATAGCTTGTACCGTTAAAAATAAATTGATTAGAACCATAAGCAAGATTTATAACAAAAGTAGTTGCTCCATCAAGCAAAACAGCACCGCCTACAGTAGTCACGGTAATATTATTAGTATTTGATAAACCTAATCTATCTTTTACTATCCAATATTCACCAACAGTAGGTGCATTAGGAAGTAAGATAGTAATAGCACCACCTGTTACATCGCATGATACAAACAAATTACTTACTAAAGCAGTATATGGAGAAGCTGGAAAAGCAACGCTTACATAATCTAAAATAGGTGAAGTGCTGCCGCTAATAGTAATTGAACCTGGGCCATTAGTAATAGTTATATTAGTACCAGCTGTAATTGTAGCTATTACAGGATCTACGCCAGTGCTGCCAATTGGTATTTGTCCATTAGTTGCAGCAGCAAGAGATGTTAAACTACCAGTGGCATTCCCAATTTGTAGACAATGATTTGTTGTACCAGTTAAAGAAAAACCTATGGTGTTTGCACCAGTACCTGTTGTAGTAATGTTATTACCACTAAATAAATTAATATTATTGGCAAAATCTGGTACGACTGGAATAGTGCCAGCACTTGGACTCAGTTTGGTTACTACCGTGCCTGGCGGGTAAACACCTCTATTTAAAACTCCACTTTGTGACATAATAACCCCTAAGTTTGTGAAGCATAAATTGTGGTTACATAAATATTGCCGCTAGTTGCTGCCACAACTCCTCTTATTACATAAATTTTTGAACCTGATGGTATCTCTAAAACACCAACTTGATTAGATTTATTAGTTGAGAGATCATATAAAACAAAACCATTAGCTACTACAACATCTATATTAGTTACACCGTCAAAAGATATAAAAACATCAATATCAGTAGTATTAGATATTTTTAATATTCTAATAGGATTTGCAAAAGAAGCACCAACTGCTGTATAAGTTAAATTAGCAATAGAACCAAATGCTAAAGTTCTTAAGGTTTCAAATTTTGCTCTCATTGAGCTTAATAAATTTCCCATAATTATCCTTATACGTAATAACCTGAAATAGAAATTGAGCCTACTCCAGCCACACCCTTAATAAAAACAGTAGAATTTACTGAAAATAAACATACTTGATTATTTGGTTGAGAATTAGCTTGAGCATTAAGTTCAAAAAAACTATTTGGGGCTATATATTCATGATCATCAATACCGTTATAACTAATAGTTATTGCTGTAGTAGCATCGTTTACTATTCGAATATAGAATAATGCTTTTTCAATAACTACGTCAGCTACAGCAGCATAAGCAGCAGGAATAGCAACAGAATTAACAATAGTAAGATCAATAGCTTTAACTGAATTTTGTGCCATTATTCTACCACTTCAGTTTTTATTGGTTTTACTTGTTCAATAGCTCTTTTGCTTTCTTTATGAACTTCTTCAAGCACTTCATAAGCCGCATCAATAGAGTCTCCCCATGTTGTACCATTTGGGATAAGAAAGCTAAAAACATATTCTTTGCCTTCTTTACTTGTTTTTTTGATCTGAATACTGACGTAATGTAAAATTTCCATAAAATCCTAACTTAATATTGGTGTATAAAAATCATAGCGTTTTATATACTACAAGCAATATACAAAACGCTATGAGAAAGGAGTAACGAAGCTCAACTTTTTAAACTAGCTTTGTCTTACTATTAGATAATCAAAACTTCCAACATCTGTAATAGTTGCAGTCACACCATCATCATCAAAAGAACTTACAACAAAGCTAACTCCAGCATTTATAACATAAGTTAAATTACCTATAACTGCTCCACCAGTAGTTCTACGAGAAATAAATATTCTGTCATTTGCTGCAATATTAGTATTTAAAACAGTAGCAACACCAGCTATTAAAGTAGCTTGACCAATAGTATCAGTGGCTGCTCCACCGTTTATAGTTAACCCTTTACCAGCTGTAGCAATAACTAAATCACTGTTGACGTTTGTTACTGAACCAGCAGTAGCAGAGCCAAGAGTTAAAGTTTTAGCTGCTGCACCAGTAGCAATATTTACTGCCGCAACTGCTGCATCAGCAGAGATATTAACATTTCCAGCAGTTTGAGTTAATGCACCAGTAACTATTAAAGATGTAAATACACCAGCTCCACCACCAGCTACAATCTGAATCCATTGAGCCAAGCCCGCACTGTTTTTGTTAAACATATAAGCAAGATTGTTAGTTTGATCAACCCATACTTGACCAGCTATACCTCTATCAGATGTAAGAGGAGCACGATTAGTAACAATAGGATCTAAAAATTGGTTACTTTGAGGACTAGGATAACCATACAAAGAATTAGCACGAGAAACTTTAACTGACATAAAAACTCCAACAAAATAAAACTAACACTATATTATATTTTTTATTTGACAATCATTGGTTAAAAAGTTAACATGTTAACATAATGTAATTAGATAGGTTTAAAATGTTAAGCAAAAAACAAATGGATATACAGTTTGATATATTGGGTCATAAATTACATGAAATCAATAATCAAATTAAAGTTTTAGAAGAGCAAAAAGAAATAATAATAAAAGACTTACGTTTATTGATAGATAACAATAGTTATACAACTGCTAATTTTGTATATATAAAAGAGTTTAGAAAAGCGGCAATAGATTATAAAGCCTTAGCAGAAGTTTTTGACGTAGAACAATTTAGAAAAAAAGAACAGGTGTTATATTGGATATTCAAGAAAAACCACTCAGAATAAGACATATGTTAGCAACTGAAGTTAGTCCTGAAACTCATAAAGAAATAAAAATGTTAGCAGCCAAAAGAAACATGACTATGAATCTTTGGCTGAATAACGCTATTATTAAGGCAATTAGAGAAGACACAAAATACGATATATAAAAGGGGACTTTTTGTCCCCTGATTTATTTATTTAATAAAAATAATGCTTTTATTGCATTTTTTGCTGCTTTTAAATTTTGAACTGAAGGTTTTTCTACTTGTTTATTTAACGTATCTAAAAAATTAGAATAAGCTTCAGGATTTGTTTTTTCTAGCGCTACAAGTTTATTTAAAGTTTTTTGATTACCTTTATATAATGATTTACCAATTTTGGTAGCAATTCCTGCTCCTTTTCCAAAAAATGCTGCAATTCCACCAGCAATACCATATTCTTTAAGTTCTTTTACAAGCCCACCATCTTTATCTATAGCTTTTATTGTTGCTTCAAAATTTGATTTATTTAAATCAAAGTTGTTTTGTAATTCTTTTTTTCCAACTTTAATTTCATCTTTTAAAATAGAAAGATTTTTCTTGCTGTATTCATTTTTAAATGCTGCATAATCTTTATTGATTGGTGTAATTGCTTCTAAATATTCAGGATTTGCATTATTATTAATTGTATTTTTTATTGCATCTTGAACATTGTATATATAATCTCTTTGACTATATGGTGCTTTTTCTGCTAAATTTCCTAAGATTTTTTTAGCTTTTACTAACCCTTCAATATCGTTATAATTAACATTTTCAATTATTTGATCAACTTGTTTATTTTGTTGACCAAGGTTACTAGCTTCATTATTTATATTTAATAATTCTTGTTTCAATTTATTAGCTGATTCTTTTGAAAGTTTTTTATCTACTTTTAGTAACTTATCAGCTTTTTCATATCTAGAACTAAATTCTTTTTGTTTAGGAGCTTCAGCTTTTTTAAATTCTAATAAATTTTTATCCAACTTATTTTTTTCTGCTTCTAATTTTGCTGGTGCTTTTATTTCTTTTTCTATTTCTATTGGAACCTGTTCTTTTATAAATTGTTTTTTAGTTAAATACTGACTAACTTTTGAAGCAGCTTTTGCACCAGTTTTTGCACCATAATATCCACCAAGAAGCTCACCAATTACTTCTCCGATATCTTTTCCTCTTTGGTCATCAACTAACCCGCCTACAGAACCAAATGTTTTTTCAAGAACTTTACTACCAATAGTAGCTCCTAAAGCCATTGCAATTCCTGCGGGACCACTAGCAACAATACTTCCAATGATTGTTAGTGGCACACCGTAATCTCTTAATACTTTTGTCATAAAATCAGGGTTTTCAATTTGTTTGTCTGTTAAACCAATTTTTTTAAAAATTTTATTGGCTTCATCTGAAGTTGGTAATAAAGATGACCTTACATAGTCAAAACTTTTTTTAAAGTCTCCTTCTGGGATATATTTAGTAATTTTATTAAGTTTATTACCAAGAGATGACACAGTAGGTTCTATAATTTGGGCTGCTGATTGACCTATTGGTTTAATAACATTTTCAAAAACATTTCCTTGACCCCTTGCGCTTGCAAGAAATTCTTCAAGTGTTTCTCCTGGCCGCCTTGATCTCATTTGCTCTGACTGTGGTATTTGCTCTGACTGTGGCATTTGTTGAGGTTGCATTTGCTCTGACTGTGACATTTGTTGAGGTTGCATTTGTTCTGGTTGCAATTGATCAACTTGCATTTGTTGTGATTGCTGTGGTTGATTCAAATAAGCATCAACTTCATCATTTAATTGAGACAAGCTTATATTTGGATTATTACTAAATACTTCTCGTTTTATTTTAGAATTTTGTATAACTTGGTCATTTAATGCTACAAGCGAATTAACCAATGATTTAACTTGATCTTCATTCATTTGTAATACATCTGGAAACTGTGCTAAATAAGCATCTAATTGTTGATTTGAAATCTTGCCTACAAATTGTTTTCTGATATCTTCAATAAATTTTGCTTTATTTTTTACAGCATCAGTAGCGTTAGTAGATTGTGTATAAGTAAAAAAAGATCCTATATAAGGAATTTTTTTGCCAACTTCAGCAATACGATCATAAAAGTTTATACCTTTAGATTGAGTTACCATCTGCTTTAATCTATTATTAACTTTTTCAGCTGCTTTAGCTTCTTCTACTGCTGGTTGAATATTTTCTTTATAAAAAAGATTAGAATCTTTAGCTTGTTGACGAGATAAAGTTAACTTATTAGCTTCTTCTTTAGCAAGTGCTGATCTTTCTTTTTGCTGTATCATTTGACTTTGATAAGGACTCAATGGGCTTTGAAATAAATTCCCACCTTGTCCAGCTAAAACACCTAATCCACCTTGTTGTTGTCCAGCACCTAAAACACCTTGTCCTGGCAAATTTTGTAAAATAGCAAAACGTTCTTTCTCTGGCAAACTCATTAGTTTATTTGCAAGATCTTGATTTCCACCAACAAAAGGAGCTAAAGCTTGAGCTTGTTTTGCTTGTTGCATTTGTTGAAGCTTCATTTGAGCCAAAGATTGCAAACCTGAACCCAACCCTGTTCCAAGAGCAGAACCTAAACCAGCACTGGTTCCACCAAGATTTAAAAAGTTTATTCCATCAGCCATGATTAATATCCTCCAAGATTAAGATATCCGCTATTAAGACCAAACTGTCTGCCATAATCTGTTCCAGAGCCATATGATGGAGCTGAGCCATATTGACTCATAGAATTTTGACCTCCACCAAACAGTGAACTAAGACCGCTTCCAGCTGCTCCACCTGCTACTGCTCCAGCTGGACCACCAAACATTCCGCCTAAAAGTGTTCCGCCAGTTTGCAAAAGAGCGGGAAGAAGACTACTTAAGAATCCTCCTTGACCTTGTTGCATATAATTTTGATATTGAGGCGAAAGTTGAGACATAGGACTTAATCCATATCCTAATTGTTGCAACGCTCTATCTTGGCTTTGTTGACCATATTGTGCTTGCATTGCCGCAAGCATTTGTTCAAGACCTGCTCCACTTTGACCAAGTTGAGATGCAAAAGAAGGAGATGACAAAGCATTACTACCCATAGAAGTAAATCGTTCTGCAATTCCAGGAACGGTTTGTTGTTCAAATTGAGTTCTGGCTTGTTGAGCTATTGGTTGAAATCCAGCATATGGATCTTCTAGCCCTGCTTTACCTCTAGATAATAAATAATTTAATATAGCTTCTTGATTTTTATTATATATTGGTGTTCTTTGCATTTGGTTTGGTACTTGAGCAATCTTTGGCCCACTTCCCATAAAAAATTCTTTTAATGCCATAATAATCCCTTATTTTTAGTTTTTAACATATTCTAATATTACATAAGCATCAGTAAAGACCACACCTGTAGTGTTATTAATTACTACCTGTGTAGCAGTAACATTTACAGCCAAATTAACATCAGGTAATGGATAATATAAAAGATTAACAGTATCAGATGCCGCACCATATATTTTAGTAAATTTCCAATCTGCTGTAGGCACAAGATCATGATTAGTATTTGTTACACCTGCTGGCAATGCACCAATATTAATTATCTTTCTAAACCCAGATCTTAAATCCTGCGTGTTTGTAGAATTAGGATTAAAATAAAGCTGTGAAGTTATAAACTCTTCTTCTACATAATAAGCACTTTCTTTAAGGTTTAACGCTAAAGAAATTCTATTAAGATTTAAAGACAGCCTAACAATCAATTCTTTAAATTGCGGACTCGAAGGATCGATATTTTCTAAAATACCTATTTCATAAATATCTGTAGTAGGTATGAATAATCCAGCATCTAATTTTTGACTTGGTATATATGGCATTATTGAAACCTATAACTTGTAGGGCTAGAATAAATACACATCGCATGCAATTGAAACCCAGCTTCTCTGATATTATTATCTAGCATTTGTACTTGATTCATAGTTAATTCAAACTGAATAACTTCTCCTTCTGCTTGAAAATAAACAGGGTGCCACAACCTTGCTGAAGTTGTTTCAAGTGGAATTAATGGATATGGGAAAGTATCTAATGTACCAGTTCCTAATAAAGAACCTGTATTAGCGCTGTCTAATAAAAGATTATCTATAGAAGTAGATACATAATAATTTACATCTATCTGACCGTTTGTGGTTCTATCTACTAAAAAATCAACTTTATTAACAAAACTATTTCTGCCATCTTTTGCATAAAAATTATATTGTTTAGTTTTTATATATATTTGGCTTACTCTAGATATTAAACCACCACCTACATATGTTCCTATAAAGCTAGAGTCTGGACCAATAATAATATTGTCTTTATCTGTAACTGTTAATACTTGAAATATTTGGGCATTTAAATAATTACCAGCATTATCCCAAACTGCATTATCAATATAAATATATTGATCTTGAGCTAAGTTATGATCTATAACCTGTAAACTAGTTTGAAAACCAATTAATGTAATATTAGTAATTTGTAACACTAATTCATTAGTATTTACATTCGTATCGCATATAAAAGTGTAACCTTGTTGATTTCCAGCTACAACTTGTCCAAATTTAGGTGAACCTGATCCACTACCCCAAACTACATCAGATGACCATAATGTTGTTGTAGAGCTCCATGTTATACCATTTAATGGTTGAAAATATCCAAAACAGGTAATTGAGTCATCATTAAACGACCAAGTTCTTGTAGGATAATTATAAACAAATAATTTATTAGGATAAGGAAAATCAGTACCTGTTGAAACATCTGGAAAAGTCCAATACAACATTTCACTAAAATAATCTCTAATGCCATAAACACGTTGTGGTCCAAAACTATTATTTTTAATATCAAATACTGCATTAGGTATTTTTTGATCGATACGATCAACATTTGAACCATTACAAGCATGTACGCCAACATTACCAACCCCAATAGCTAATTTATCAAATGGTATTACAGAAAAAGTTGATTCAACACCTAATTCTGTATTTATTTGTTGCCAAGAAAATGGATAAATTTGGTTACCTGTATAGGCAAGTTCCCAAGTTGACCTTTCAAAGTAAACAATCAAACGATCTTTAACAAATTCTACGGTAACTATTGCTTCTTGCGTCGGAGCATCAATAGCATTTCCTCGTCCTACTATGTCTTGTCGCCATGCATTTACATCTAAAGGAGAACCTATTTGGCAATACCTTGCTCTGTTTACATAATTACTACCAGGGGCTGCACCTTCCCATGTATTAAGAGCAATCAATCTATTTTTAAAAACAGTTAAAATTCTAGCAGAATTTAATGTATCACCAGCAGCATTAATTAATGGATTAAAATTATCCCAATCTACACCGTTATAAAAACGCATAAAATTGGGTTCGGCTTCATTAAAATTAGTTACAAAAAATATTCTATCTGAAGGGCTTACACCAGTCCATGTTACACCCCAAAAGAAATCTGAATTTGAACCACTCCATTCAGCAGCTCCAACAGTTACCTCACCTGTTATTCTTTCCCAACCAGAATTATAAATGTAAGAAAATCTAGTATCAAAAGCTATGGTAGTTTCATCATTTATTGTTGAGTTTTCATATGTCAAAAGCCCCATTACTGGTAAAGAAGGATACCAATAAATATCAGTTAAAGCATCAGCACCTGTAAATTGAAAATCACCTGTACCAGTATTAAAAGTAGCTAATGTTATAGGTGTTGTTTGTAACATAGAACCATTAACTACAACAACTGTAAAAATATTAGTACCAATAGAAAACATTTGACCAATAGCACCAGTTGCTGTAGGAACTGCGGTTAAAACAATATCACCAACACCATCAGTTGTTCCAACGTTTACTCTTAATCTGCTTTTTAATTGATCATTGTCATTTGCAAAATATCTTGAACCAAATCGTTTTCTTACTCTTCCTCTAAAAACATAAGCATTGTTTAAAGTCTCAAAAGCATTATCAGGAATTAACCATGGTTTAATATTATTTTGCTGACCAGAATTTTCATCATAAGGGGCAATAAAAAAACGATTTGCCATATTAATATCCTATTGCAAAATAATAAAAATTATTAGGATTGCTAAGTCCAGCAGATCTAGTTCTAAAAGTAGCAATTTTAAAATTAGTAGTAGTTAAATCATTAATTGATGTAAATATTCCTTTTACTGCACCAACGGTAGCTAAACTAATTTGCACACTTAAAACTTGATTAGGAAAAACAATAGTAAAAGGTATTGCAGCTGATAATACTGTTGCGTTTAAAGTTGAGTTAATACCAGTAGCTGTACCCCATTGAATAATCAAACCAGAAGGTAAGTATGACCAACCACTTCCACCTGCAACAGGCGCTGAATTACTTAAAGTTGAAGCAGTAAATGGCACATTTACATAGCCAGCATTATTAGCTTTGTATACATTTAATTCATTTTTAGTTGTAGTAGTATTTAAAAAACTAAATAATCCTAAATCACTAGCAGCAAAAACAGGAACAACAGCTTGTACTGGGAAAGTTATTTTATTATGTTTTCCTTGTCCAGGATCATTAAAGTTAACATGATCAACAGCAAAAGCTGTATTAATAGCATTAAAATTATTTAAGATTAATGGTTGTGTTATAGCAAGCGTTTGATTTGCTTGAGGTACATTTATATTTAAAGCCATGATTTATTTTCCTTGAATGTTAAATTTTTTTGCATTAGTATGGACCTTCTCCCAGTACTCAGTAAGGCCATCCACCAGGTCCAAAAAAACCAAATCCGTAAGATTTTCCTTGAGTATAAATAGTAACCGTTCTTTCATTAGCTTGTAATGTTAATGTAGAACGCAAACATAATCTTTCTTGCAGTTTAAACTCAGGCATAATCATTTGAACAGAATCAAGATCCATTCTATCTTCAAATATTTTTTTACTTGCTCCATAAGCAATATATTGCCACCACTGTTCTAAATCAGGACTTTCATTAGCTAACAATAGTTCTGTTGGTCTAACATCTACTTCTATTTGAACAGGATAGGCTTTATCAGGCACAGGTCTTATGGTAAATTTTGTATCATAAAATAACATTGCAACTGGTTTGCCAGGTTGATAAGCAATATTTTCAATAACAACTGGAGCTTGATTTTTAACAGCTAATGGAAATGTAACCGTAAACGCCCCTGTAAGATAATCAATCTGACCATAAGGTGAAGGTAGAAAAAAAACAGGTTGATTAGGTAGTCCTAAACCACCTGTTGTATTAGAAATAGGATAATCAATTAAGATCATTGATTCGCCAGCATTATCTACGGCGGTAAAAATAACATTATTTTGAATCATTGGTCTAGCTGTTGCTGTTCCAGTAAAGGTGGTTTGAACACCGTCTCCAGATAAACCAGTATTAGCTATCGCGTTTGTTTGAGGATAATACCCATAGAAAACATTTCTCCATTGAGTATAAAAAGCAGGTATACCAGCTATGTACACAGGTGGGTGTACACAAACGTATTTATTTTTAAAATTATATAAAGGGTTAGTAACTACTGTATTTTCTGTTTCATAAGTATCAACTCCTGGTTGTGTGTACCAGGTTAAAGTTGTTCTTAATGTTGCTAATCGAATTTGCTCAGGAAAATCATATAAGATAAAAGTATTAACATACTCATCTATTTGATTGTCTGTTATCTGAGCAGTATTAGGACTCCTTGTTAGCCTTCTAACCTTTGTCCTTATAGCACCTAATGTTGAATCTGCCATATTTTCTCCTGTACACGACATTTGTTTTTTAATGTAACAAATGCCGTGCTTAGAGCAATTAATATGGAAGAACGTTTTGAGTTGCTTGACTCAAAAGACTATTTATTTCACCTACTGGAACAACTATTGCAGGGTTTGACGCATATGGCGAAAAAGGTGGAACGGTTGAAACTGGTGGTAAAACAAATGCATTTAAATTTGTAGTATCTAAAGGACATGAAAAAGATGTGGCATCTATCACTTCAATAATATAAGTTCTATCATTGTCTATTTCCATTTGACAACTTTTTGGAACATATAGTCTAACAATTAATCCAGTTGAGTAATCATGGCTCGCAGGATTAACTCCATCCAACGTAGTAACAACCACACAAGGAAAACCTTGTGAAATAGACAAAACATTTCTCATAGCCCTTTGAAAAGTAGGAAACTCAACTGCATAATAGTTAGCCATATTTTTCTTTCAAACAATTTACATTTGAGTAACTTCAATTAAATTTGTAGGTGTAAAGTCTTCATCTTCTGCCATATATTCTAAGCTCATAAAAGCATATCTATGAACTTTTTTGGCTACTTTCATTCCAGCTGTTTGGTTGTTTGAATTTAGTCTACCATCAGCAAAACCGCCTCTAATACCTTGTTGACCAAATTCACCAGACAAATGAGAATATTCTTTATAGAAACAATTATTGTTTAAATGCCTAGCTACTCCTCTAGGTAAGCTATATCTTTCGCCGTCCCATAATTCATACATAATGTATTGATCGCCAGGATAAGCTTTATAACCAAAAGTTACAGATCCTTTGCCACCATCTCTGGCAGGATTCTCTAAGTTTTTAAAAATACCTGTAACGGTTTCTTTATCTCTATCACGTAATTTTAAGATTTCTTTAGCAAGCTGCTCTTTAGTCATCTTTTTAAAATTTTCTTGTGATTTCTGAATCATTGGCTTTCCAGCCATTTCTATTTTACTCATATTACTCCTTATACAGAAAGGGAGGATTTTACCCTCCCCATCATAGACACATTCTTAAAATATATTTAGTTGTTTATGCTAAATGAATTTCCAGATGTCCAATAAATAACATCGTTATTAGCACCAGCAGGTGAGTTTGCACCACCTACTAATTGAATACCAATTAAACCAGTATTTATAGTAGCATCACTTAAAATATCAACACCGCTATCTAAGCCTTCAGCTGTATTCATACCAACAGGCACTACTTGAGCTTGTGTAAATCCTGCTGCTGCTTGTGCAGTAGTAGGGAAAGCAAAAGCTGTAAATGCTGTTGTATCGATATCTACAGTAATAGAGTTAGTAGCTGTATCTATAGCAAGAATTGTACCTTGTAAGCTATTTATTTCTGTCATACCATATGAAGCGGCAGAACCACCTACAGAAGGAACAACAAAAGAAACAACTTGTCCTACTTTATAACCATGAGTAACAGTTAATACAACCACAGCTTCAACAGCTTGTGAGATGCTTACTATATAACGATTACGTGGGTAGAATATAGGATTATAAGGTATTCTTCTAAATGTACCAGCGTTAGCAGCTACGATTTGAGACATATATGCTAATGTAAAACTTACGTTTGCGGTAACAGCACCGATTGTAAAATCAATACTATTTAATTGCACACCGCCAGTAACATTATATAAACGAACAATATCGCCATTTGCTAAACCACCAGTGTTACCAGTAGCTACAACAGGAATAGCTGCTCCAGAAATTGTTGTTAAAACAACACTAGCACCAGGAACATTTAAAGAAGTATCAATTGGATAAAATCCAAGACCAGCACCTAAAGAAGCAGTTGTACCGTTTGCAGCTGTAATTTTACCTACACCAGCAGCCATACCATATTGCCAAAAGTATTGGGTATTATCTGTATAGTTTAATACTTTAATCCAATCAACACCTGATCTAATATTTAATGTTTGAGAAGCACCTGTAGAGGTAAACTTCCCTTGGTTTGTACCAGTAAATATAACACTCATATTAAACTCCTTTTATCTTAATGTTGAACGCATATTTGTAATCCAAAGATCGTTTAGAATCCTAGGCACTTCAGCAAATACATAACCAATAGTTACGTTTTGGAAAAGTGGATCTGAGAAGACCGGTGGACGATATAAGAATCTTGCAGAATAATTATCTTGTTCAACGCATGCTAATGCTTCCATACCTTGGATAAATGTATTGTATACATTGTTTCCTAGAGCAGACGCATTAGGAGAAACTGATCCTACTGAAGACAGCATAAAACGAACGTTGTTTACACAACCCCATTCAGATCTTACTACTTCATTTTGGTTAGGATAATTCCATTTGGAAATAAAACCATTTACGTTATTTAGATCTTTTGCTAATGCAACATGACCTAAAGCTAGATAAGCATCACGTACAGGGCCTGTACCAAATTTGTTCTCACCACCAACCATGTCCATGATCATCCAAGCATCATTTTGTAATAATGCAGAAGTCACTTCATCAATATCAGATAATGAAATATCTGTAGGTAAATCAGCATTTGTACCACCAGTACAATTGTAGAAAGAAGCTGTAGAGGCTAACATTTCTTTAGTGATTTGATCTTCTGTCATACGAAGCGATAAGCCTAAAAGCTCAGCAGTTTCATTTAATACCATTCTGTTACTTTTATGACCACTTGTGTGGCGGGGTAGTTCTTCGACATACCCTCACGAGGTTTCCTCTCGTGGTCAGACTATCGAATCCACTTTCGTGGCCTTTTCGCTTAGTCGTTCAGCGTGGACTTTCTCATTAATAACTATATAATTAGTAATGAAAGAATAATTTCATAATTATTAATAATAAGGAAAATCATGGGAAAAATAGTTAATTTTAAAACTACGCACATTATTGCGGAGATTGCTTATTTGGCTGGCCTTATCGATGGAGAAGGCTGCATATATATTGGACATACCAAACAAGGAAAATACGGTAATGGTTATCAATGGCATTCTATGCTTAAGATCACCAGTTGTGATGAAGAGCTTATTATTTGGCTCGAAAACACTTTTGGTGGCTCTAAAGATTCCAGATATAGATGGACTAGTAAACAAAAATTTACAAGACCTGTTTATAACTGGCAAGCAACTGGACCAATGTTGGACTACATTCTTCCATTGGTTAAGCCATATCTTATAATTAAAAAAAAACAATGCGATGTTATGTTGAGATATCGTCTCACTTCAAAAAATATTGGTAGCAAAAGGTTGCCTGAAGAAATTATTCAACAGCGTCTTATACTTTTGAATGAAATTAGAAATCTTAACTCTCGTTGGCATGATCATCCTTTAAAAAATCCTTCGCCCTTGTCGCCCTAGCTTATGCCGTAGGCTTCCAAGTCAATCAGAAAAGGTTTAACGACCCCATACATTTTAGGGTCCTGATTTTGTAGCGTTACCTGCTGGTTGATTGCTACATACTGTCCATAAAAAGACATTGTAGCGTCTATCAAACTGTTACTTTTGTGACCTATTATTAGGCGGGGAGTCTTGTTATTCCTCCCTCAGAACCTTTCGTTGTTCTGTTCGGACTTTCGTATACCTTGCGGTTCAACTCGTTAAGTCTCTCACGGTGGCTTACGCCTTCCGCCCTGTCGTCATAGCCTTCATAAGCCTTAGACTTCCAAGTCAATTAGAGTTGATTTATTGTGGACATAGAATGTTTATCCACACGATTTAAAGGTGTTGCTGGAGGAGTCGCTCCGCTAGAACCTAATGCAACTGGTGATGTAGGTAATCTATCATAACGAGACATACGAAGCGTACGGCCGCCTTTTGCAGGTAAACGTTTTGATAATGCACCTAACTTCATAATCAAATTAGGGGTTCTTACGGAAAGAAGAACATCATCAAAAGTTTGCTGTACCTGAGCGGGCAGCGTTGATGGAGTAGTTATCATAATTAAACTCTTTAATTAATTTAAAAATTTCAAAGATGTGAAAAATGCATTTACGAGATGCCTACGTAGTTTTTTTTAGGTTGGCGAGACCAGAAGTACGCCGAAAGGATTAGCGAAATCCAATACGCTAACAATAGATTTACATATTAATAAGAAAAATCAACACGGACTTACCAATTGATCTTAATAAATCCGTGTATTTTATATTATCTATTACGTTTTGCTTCTTCTACTTGTTTTCTTAATTGATCTTTTCTTTCTTCAGTTAAGATTCTTCTATCATAGTCGCCCACTTTAGAAAGAGGAGTATCACCAGACTGAGGCGAAGCATTTCCGATAGCACGGGGCTTTGCTTTATTTTCTTCTAAACGTTTATCTTGATCGCTATATTGGCTATTACTTTTGAGAATATTGCTATTCTTAATCATAGCATAAGCAGAATATCCACGATCATAAATATCAGATGAAGCTAAAAGCGTTCTATATAAAACTGGTTGGGTATCAGATAATTTTTTTAAATTTTCTTCACTAACAACAGTATCAAAATCATTAAATTGAGATTTAAGTAATACTTGTGCATTAGCCATTGCATTTTTTTTACTATTTTCTTCTAATAATTTTTTAGTTTCTTTAAGATCTTTTTGAATATTTTTTATATGTTTTTTATATTGCTTAGCTTCAATAAAACTATCATCATCAATATTTAAGTCTTCATCTTCTTCAACAGGTTGTTGTTGTTGCTGTAAGATTCTTTTATATTCTTGATTTTCTTTTTCGATTGATTCCATGCGTTCACGCATAATCCTAAGATTATATTCTTTAGAGCGAACAGCCTCTTTAGCTTCTTCGTTGGCTACAACATTTTCATTTTGAGTTTGTTCAACTTGATTTTGTTCTTGTTCAAAAAATTCTTCGTTCATACATTACTCCTATGTATTTGCTATTCTAATAATTGCGTCTTTTTTCTCGCCATTTTCTTTTTTTACCCATTCAAGTAATTCACCTGTTTCCATTAAAGAAACAAATTTAGTTAATTGAGCAGTTTCTTTATCAGCAAAATATTTAGTTTGGTTATGGTAAATATGCCAATACAATACCTGATCAGGGATTGACCATAAAAATTCTAAACTATCGCTATCTATATGATATTTCCATACAGATTGTTTATAAACAGGTGTAGGACATGATCTTCTAGCAAAAACAAAACTTCTAGTAGCTTGCCCTACTTTTTCTACTTTCATAAGCATAACTATATAAAAATCTTTGTTTATATACAAAGGATCATTTTTAGCTTTTTGAGCTGTTTCATGAATATTTTTAACAAGTTCTTTTTCTATTTCTTGACGATATTCAATAATATCATCTTCAGTTTGTAAATTTTTTTGATTATGCTCTTGTATTAATTGTCCATAAAGTTTTTTAGTCACGGTTTAATTGCTCCACAAAGTGCTATGGCTACTGCATCGCTTGCGTCTAGTGTCTCAAAATTTCCTATTTTTGGAAATAATTGTTTTATCATATCTTGAACTTCTTCTTTTGTAGCTCTTCCGCTACCCGTAACCTGTTGTTTAATTGTTGTAGGTGCAAATTCACGCAAGATTATTTTTTTTTGTTCACAGATAAGATAAATAATACCTCTTAAATAACCAAGCTTTAAGAAAGATTGGGCGTTTTCGCCTAAATATGGGGTTTCAAGAGAGATACATTCAACATTATGTTTTTCTATTAATTCATTAATGTCGTTGTAAAATTGAAAGACGCGATTTGAAAGCGTCATTTTTCGATCAAATTTGATGATTCCGTAATCAAAAATAGTTATTTTTTTATCAAGCACGTTCATAATGCAATAGCCTGCAATGACTGTGCCTGGATCAATACCAAGTATTATCAAAGTAGCCTCAGTTCAACTGATATAATTTAGGTTAAAAATACTAATTGCAACCAAAGCTACTCTGAATAATATAATTAAACAATGATTAAAATTGTTAATATTCAACTTGTAGTTTATTCGTTAACTTTTACTTGTAAATCCATTAAAAAAACAAATACTTAAATAAACTACGTACATATCTTAAATATTTGTTATTTATCCGTCAACTATCTTTTTTTTGCTGTTTTTTTTGCAATAGACTTTGGTTGACGAACAAATTGCTTGCCTTGTTTAGTGCCTTCTCTTTTAGCTTTTGTTGTAGAAGCATATTCTTGAGAAGTCAATGATTTTATAGCAGCTTTTGGCAAATATCTTTCACCTGTGGCTTTTGGTCCCTGTGTACTAGGTTTGCCTGATTTAGTTTGCCACTTTTCTTTTGTCCATTTAGAAAGAGATTTTTGTTTTGTAGATTTACTACCAGTGTAACCTCCTCCTGCTTTTTTATATTCCATAGCAACAAGTTGTGCTTTGCGAGCACTCCACTGCCCTGAGTTTCCACCCTTACTACCAGACATAACACGGTTTTTAATTGACTCACGTAATTTTGGTTTAGTATAGTTGCTCATAGCTTCCTTTAACACGCCCAAGCACGTAATGCTTTATTAATTCTTGAGTTAGGATCGTTGGCAGTTTTAGCAGATGTAAGCTTTTTTTTCATGCCTGACATTCTAGCACAAAAAGACTTACGACGTTTATTGCCTTTTACTTTAGTAGGTGGCTTTAAGTTCATACCTTGAGCCTTAGCTGATGCCCTACCTTTTGCATTTAATCCGCCAGCTTTATTTTTACCTTCTTTGCGTTGCCAAGCAGCTGTTTTTTT